GATTTTTAGAAAGAAAAGTAAAGTATGAACTATAAATTTAAAACTAAGCCTTATGCACATCAATTAGATGCATTAGAAGCTTCTTGGGATAAAGAAAACTTTGCCTATTTTATGGAAATGGGTACAGGTAAATCTAAAGTATTATTAGATAATGCAGCTGTATTGTATGACAAAGGCTATATAAATGGCCTATTATTAATCGCACCTAAAGGTGTATATAAAAATTGGTATGACTCAGAAATACCTACACACTTACCTGATCACATAGAAAAGAAAGTTGTTCTTTGGAAGACATCAGACAAGTCAAAAAAACAAATATCTTTGTTAAATACTTTGTTTGAGACAGGCACAGATTTACATATTTTAATTATGAATGTTGAGTCGTTTTCAAAAGGTGATGGTTTAAAATTTGCACAAAAATTTTTATCATGTCACAAAGCAATGATTGCAATAGATGAATCTACTACAATTAAAACACCTACATCAAATAGAACTAAAAGTATCTTGTCTTTAAGACAAGATGCAAAATATAGAAGAATATTAACAGGTTCTCCTGTAACTAAATCACCACTAGATTTGTTTTCTCAATGCCAATTTCTTGACCCTTGGCTCCTTAACCACCAATCATACTACACGTTCAAAGCCAGGTATGCTGTCACTAGAAAGATAGAAGTACAGGGCAGACGTGTAGAGATTGTTGTAGGTTATAGAAATCTTGCAGAACTATCAGAAAAAATAAAACCTTTTTCTAAAAGAATATTAAAAGAAGATTGTTTAGATTTACCTGCAAAATCTTTTATCAAACATACTGTTGAACTTACCAAA